GCTGAATCAAGACAACGTGGTGGACGACCCAGACGCTACGTATTGGACGACCCAGAATATGACCCAAAAGCATCAACATCAATGTCACTCATCCGACAGTATATGGATGATCTTCTTTTCAAAGTGGTTCTACCTATGGTTATGCGCGCAGGTTGTGGTGTGGATTGGTTGGCTACTTTCGTATCTCGTCGTCACTATGCTTGGCATGCTCTACAAACTCAACAGGACAAAGCGGGTGAACAAATTGCGGCAGACCCTAGATTCAATCTTTGGTCAAGAATGATTGTTCGTGCGGCATACGAAGAAGAAGACGGAACAGTTATTTCGTGTTGGCCTGACATGTGGCCAGCCACTCGTAAGATTAAAGAAGAAAATCCTAGACTTAAGGATAGAGTTTCCTTAGAAGAAATACGTGAGATCATCGGCACTCCCAACTTCTTGGCTGAATATATGGCAAGACCCGGTGAGGGGGAAGGTACATTCTTCCCTCACCTCACCAAGGAACGTCACGGGTGGTGGTACGAACAGGTAGACCCCGCTCTAGATATCGACCCTTACGTAAGCAATACATTAATTTGTTATTACTCCGGTGAAGAACTGGTTAAGAAGCCCATGTGTAACTTCCTAAACATGAACCGTTTATTCTTAACAGTAGATACTTCATTCACAGCGACCGCAGACTCCGACTTTAAGGTTGCTTGTGTCATGTGCATCAATTCTGAGAATGAACTCTTCGTGTTGGATGTGTGGAGTGCTCAATGCCGAGAAGATCTCTTGCTGAAAGAAGTTATGAGGTTGGGGGATCATTGGAGAACCCCCACTATCCATGTAGAAGCTATTAAACAGGGATTGGGAATCTATAATACACTGGATTCTTTGGTTAGGACTCGTGCTAAAGAGATGATGGGGGTAAGTCACTTACCAGCCGTTAAGAAATTAAATCCTGGAATGATAGAGAAGACCACCAAGATTGCATCTCTTTCACTAAGATTCGAATTTGACAAAATAAAATTACCTTTATGGAAGGCAGATTCTCCCTCTAGAAGGTTAAAAGACCAGATAGAACAGTTTAATCCTGACGCAAAAGATGGTGGTTTACAGCATGATGACGAACTTGATTGTGTTTGTATGAGCCAATTTGTTATTAAGGGTAGGCTTTCTCAAGTGAGAAAACTACAACTAGAGAACAAAAATGCACTTGAAAGGCTCAAGAACGGTGAAGTTATAGATGAAGATTTGGGTACCCCTATCGCTCACGGCATTGACTGGAGTAGAGTGGGGGCCGGAGAAATACAAGATATTTTAGATAGGAACATTACAGATGATACCGACAACACCACAAGAGTATGAACATAAGAACTGCGTAGTTGTACCTTTAGCATTTTTCGATAAACTAATGAGATGTTACTATGGTACTGGACCCCGCGATGGGGATCCAGAATATCAACTTGTACCCGAAAATAGAACTACTGAGGTTATACCCGAGATTTCTAAACTAAAAGATATTACAATAGAAACAGGATCGCCTCATGGTTATAAACCTAGAGGGATTGCAGCAGAAAAGTTAAAGGCAAAAGATGGCACTAGACACCATAAAACTACCGAAGAACAAGACTGATCTAGCAAGAATAATAGATGAGCATGCTGATAGAGAAGAGGCTCGTCTATCGTATAGGAAAATCATGTGGCTCCTCGCTTGGCATTACCTTGCGGGGGCTCGTAGATTTGATGTATTTGATCCCGGAACAGGTGCATTATCCCCCCACTACTTAGATGAAGAGGGGAACATGGAATTTCAGTCTCAAGAAATGCTATCTGCTATAGATAAAGTTTCGGGTAGGTTGGCCTCGTTAGACCTTAGACCTAAAGTTATGCGTAAAGGTATATCCCTAAATAGTATTAGAGAAAGAGCTTTAAGTCAGATCCTAATGGATCATGTTATTTCTAACGATCAACTAGATAAAATTAAAACGCAATTTGCCCATATCTTTACATCTTTAGGTTCTTGTGGTATAGCGGGACACATGACCAATGGTAAAACTGTTGGTCTGGTTGCAGATCTTGAGGTTATACACCCAAGAGAACTCTTCCCGTTCCCGTCGTTAGGGGCAGACTACACCAAAACTCGTGGGATGATGAGACAACGAACCGTTCCTCTAGAATTTCTGGAAGAAATGTTTAATAAAAAACTAGGTAAGAATCTCAAGAAGATGGAGTGGTGGGAATCCAACATCGGAGAGATTGAGGAGAACGCTGAGGGGAGTGGGGGGCAACAAGGTAAAGAGGTTAAATATCACAGTGACACGAGTCAATCTAGTGTTAGTCCTCATAAAGACCAAGCGGCAATTGTAAAGATTAGAGAACTATGGACGTTTGGAGTGGGGGAAACAGTAAGTAGATATGTGGTTACAAGTGGTGAACACGTATTACATGATGAGGCTTTTGAAGATCAAGAAGTCTATTGCCCAATTGGTTTTGCGAGGTTTATCGAGAACGGAACATTCCATGGAGCAGGGCTTTTTGATCTTCTTTTCTCTTTAAGTAGAGAGATGGAACGATTACTTAAGTCACTCTTTAATAATGTTAGAGATACTGATAGATATGGCGTACTTGTTATGCCTCAAGGTCAGTTTAATGATAGAGCAATGCTACGGGATGTGGGTTCGGGATTGAGGGTTCTTCCATTTGAACCCGATCCTGTGGTAGAAACATTCCGACCTTTCAATATTACTCCTCACAATGCAGGGGATATTCCCGGTAAGACAGCAGCGTTTGCTAAAGACCTTATAGATAAGATGAATCCTGTACAAGACCTTATTCGTGAGAAGGGTCGTGTGGATTCTGGAGTGGGGCTTTCATTCCTTGATGAACAGATTAACAAGGCAATGACTAATCCAAGTAGGGGTATCGAACAAGCATTCTCTGGTTGTTATAAATCTGTATTGGCTTCTGCGGTTAGAGTACTTATGGATAATCCAATAAGTATCCCCGTGTCTGATTTGAATCTCGAAATGGCAGGAGCCGTTATTAATGCAGAGAAAAGTGAAATTCAATTCCAAGGGCAAAACCCATTACCTTCACTTAAAAATATCTCTATCTCTATTAAAGAGATGAGTCCTCGTTCAATGGTAGCCCGTAAGCAAGAAGCACTTGAGATGCTCAATGCGGGTATTGCAGACCCCGACTCCTTTAAGATATTAGCCCTTAAAGAAGGATTAGACTTTGCTGTTTGGTTGGACGAAGAAAAAGCAGCATACGATATGATTGTAAGGAACTGTTTGGTTCTTTATGGTGATGGTCAAGACTCAGGACAAATTATCTTAACCCCCCATAACGCTAAACCAGAATTCCAACTACGAATTCTCGTAGCGTTTATGAGTGGACCTATTATGAGTATTGCTTCTACAGAAGTTCAGAATGAATTCATCGACTTCAAACAATTTCTGTTAGAATCTACAGGTGCAATGATGCCAGAAGGTGTACCCTCACCAATGGAGGCAGCAATGATGCAACAACCACAAGAGGGAATGGGTATGGGTCAAGGTGGCCCGATGCCGTTCCCACAACAAGGAGCCATGTAAATGTCTGAAGAACAAGTAAATGAAACAACCGAAACCAACGAGGCAGTTGAAACTTCTACTTCTCCCGCTATAGATTTAGATTCTACAGTTAAGGTAGATGGCGAAGAAATTTCCGTTAGAGATTTAATTTCTACCAGAGATGAAGTCACACAACTTAGAGAGTATAATGATCACGCTAAAGTTCTTATCTCTCCTACAGGAAGCGATGATGTTAGTAGAGAGGGTGCGGTTCGTTACCTTATGAACAAAGAGGGGTATACCCCTCAAGATATTGAAGAGTATATTCAATGGACAAACCAAGAACAACCAGAAGAAGTTGCACAAGAACCAACTCCAGAATACCAAGAACCCGAAGGTGACTTTTATGACCCCGAACAACTTTTACAACAACAACACCAAGAAGAGCAGTATAGGCTGCAACAGGAGCAATTAATGCACGAACAAGATCAACAAAGAATGAATCAAATTGAGGATCGTCAACAGCGTCTAGGTGCTGAGATGATGAAGAAAGAACTCAATAAAGCCCTTAACGATACCATGAGCAATAATATTAGTATAAAGAAACTTATAGGTTTAGAGGGCGAGGGAGATAATAGACAAGAGGTGCTAAAACATGAAGTTGAAGCAACAATGCTTGAGTCCCTTAGAAACCGTAGAGCAGCGGGTGAAAACTTTAATCCTACTTGGTTTACTGAGGAGGCTGGTAAAGCGGCCAAAACAGTGTATGATAAATTTCGTTCGGTAATCGGAGATCCTGATAAGATTCAGAGGTCACCGGAAACAGCAACAGATAGTGATAGTTTGTTTAATAAACCTCCAGTAGATCCTCCTAAGTATGAGAAGGGTGACAGCATGGGCGACATTAATGTCAAGACCCGTGAATGGACACTCGATACATTGCTTAGGGGTGCCAGAGATGGCGCGGCTGGGGGAGAATCGAAAGCTTAAATTAATTAAGGAATATTAAGATGGCAGCAGTAGCAGGTTCGCTCTTCAACCTACATGAAGATCGTATCGAAGAAGTCATCAATAAGAACGTTGAAATTTTCCTTCCTGGACTAGATCCGATTTGGAGAGATCTTATCTCTACAAGTCAAGGGGTCGGTCCTGCTGATGCACTAGGTCGTGACCTAAAAATACTTAAAGTGTTTATGGGTTCAATGGCTGGTGTTCTTGAGCAGGGTGCTCCAAGGGGAGATCTCACTCTTTATGGTGACGATACAGATACACATGGTGGTCGTCTATATACTCAAAATCTCGCACAAGTTTGGCCTGATCCCACCGAAGGTCCAAATGCCGCGCCATACCGTCTAGGTATTGGTATGCGTTCCATGATGTCTAACATCATGTTCACGCTTGGTGAAATGCAAGCAGAAGCAAGTCCCGCCTTTATTGGTGAGATCATTGCTCCTAAACTAGAAGGTTTTGGTCGTAATATAGCTCATACTCTTTGTAATTATTGGTACTTAAACCAAAACGATGATTACGCAATTTGTCAAATCAACAGTCTAGCCGCTTCAGGTTCAGGACCATATTACTTGACATTTACTCCAAGTAACGGTGCAGTTGACCGCTTCTATGTTGGTCAACGAGTCGATATTTGGGATGATGACAGTAGTGCTCCGGACATTGATGATAGTGCAGACGGGTTGAAAAACTCAACCGACGGTGCAACTACGGGTCGCTTAAAAGTATTCGTTGACTATGTTGACGAACTTAAAGGCGAAGTCCGACTCGTTTCTGCAGTTGATGCATTTACTGCATCAGGTTCAGCACCAGTTGCTGTAGCGAATGACGATTGGATTTTATTCGCAGGTTCTATTGATGAAACTTTAAATACCTCTTCTGGTTTTGCAGGTGTTAATAGTTGGTTAAAATCTGGTTCTGGCGGTAATAACAATTACCTTCTAGGTGCTGATAAAGACGGTTCGACTAGTAATCAAATCGATGTTACGGCACACCCAGAGTTTAAATCATTCACGAAAGGTAGTGTCGGTACTCTTACCGAACACAAACTTCGTCAATACTTGCGTCGATTCCACGCAGCCAAAAACAAGTACGGTCAATACATTGACTGCTTGATTGCCAGTGATGGTGTTTGGTTGAATTATGAATCAACGAAAATTGGTCGTGAAATTTTGGATCGAACTGGTAAGCTCTCGAGCGTAACTAGTGAAGGTTCAAGTGAAGGCTTCAAATTCACCTTTGATGGTCGTTCATATACTGGTTACACCTCAACTTATGTTGAAGATGGTTCAGTATACGGCATCCGAAAAGGTGGAAATAACTGGAAGAAGTACATTCCTCCAGCCGTAGCCGGAACAAGCAAATTTGCAAAAGCAGATGGTGCTCCTTTTGAATTCATTGCTGGTGCTCTCACCGGTACTGGTACTAACAAATTGCCAATCTATAATACAGATGGTAGTTCTGGTGGTATCACACGAGTTACAGAAGGCGTTCAAATGCCCGGTCAAATGAGAATGCAATTAGTTCCAGATCAACCTGCTGGCATGAAGCTAACAGGTGTCAGTTATGACAAGATCTATAGTGCTAATTAATCCGTAAACATATCCTCCTGTGTTGGGAAAGAGGGCTTGCCAAGTATGGTGGGCTCTCTTTTCTTTTGGTATACTGTTTCTATGGATATAGAAATACTTTACAGTCCTTACGAGGAAGCACTAAACACAGGACTCCAATTAGGACCAGAACATAAGATTCTTCCGGAAAGTATGTGGTTAGCCCACATTAGGAGAGAGACAGGAAGAAAAGACTTATTTGTATATCGTCATGCGTATACAGAAAAGTATGTCCTTGCCCACTGGATCTACCCTCCTTGGGAAGTTGATAAACCAATCTGTCTAGAATTAGACACGATGGATAAGGCTCCAGACCGTGGGGGTTGGATACCTACTATGGAAGTAAAATTTCGATGTAGAGCAATAAACCCTGAGGAGAAAATGATTGAGAAGCAGTTGAAAGAGCGTAATGACGAGAAGCGTAGAGAGCGTGAAGAGAACCTAGGAAGGCGAGAAGAATCAGTGGCTTCTCTTAGAAGGAAAGGGAAATATGAGGAGGCTAGTATCTTAGACCACTCTAATGTACACTATAACGATGAGGATTCTGAAATGAAAGAAACCCTTCGTAACCTCTCTAAAAATAAGATAATAGGATAATCACTCATGGCTAAAAAAGATCCATCATTAAATTGGGAAGATACCCTTCGCGGTAGACTCCAAGACAGCAGACTCAAAGATGAGGCAGCGAATCGCCAATGGAAAAGAGGAAAGGGTGCTTATGGGAATACTGCAAAGAGTAGTCGAAGAGCAAGAGAAAGATATAAACCCTTTTTGAGCCGTGGTATGTCCCTTGCTCAATTAGAAAAGCAAGCTGCGAGGGCTTATCCTATGGGGGCACCTCATATGGTTGAAGGTTCTATGGGAGCCCATCAAGCAGAACAACTAGCAATGAGAAAACAAATGCAAATGCAAATGGCTAATAAACTAATGAAGGGTGGTGGTGGTATTAGACTTCCTCAACTTGGTAAAGGTGGGATGAAAGCAATGTTACCATTGTTGTTGCTTGCTTTACTTGCGGGTAGTATGGGAATGGGTGGTAACGAAGATTTAGACGGCATGCTTGGATAATGCATAGTACTGGCTCAATATTAATGACGACTATTGAGAGGATTCGTACCTATTTGGATGATCCCTCGCTTGATGCTAAATATGATAATGACTTTCTGGTAAGGCAGATTATTGAGCCGGAGATGGTTAATGTCATCACGGCTATTAATCAAGGTAGAGATGAACCTATTCTCTGTAGATTTTCGTTAGATGCACTTGATGATGAAGATTCTCGCATAGAACTTCCTCCTAATATAGGGGTCATTCATAGAATTGCTAAACTAGATGGTAATGGGGTTATAATAGATGATATAGCAAAGCGAGATAATACAGATCCTCGTGGACCCGGTTGGCATCTTGACGGTAGAGATTTGCATATTCGTCCTGATTGGGCTGATGATACTGCGGGATACGAGGTTTGGTATACACCTTCTGGCGACTTTACCCCCCACTACTCAGCCGCAGGTGGGACACTAGCAGACTTGAATGCTGTTACGCTCGATACCACCCCCGATGTTGGAGGACTTGAACCAAGGGAAAAAGGATATGTAGGTGGTGTACTTCGTGTATGGGGTGACGGTAATACTGTAATCCAAGAAAGAGTTATCACTTCTTATAACGCAGATACAAAAGTAGTTGGGATTCGTACTGCCTTTACCTCTCCTATCGCTAATGGTGCCGTTAGGTATGAAATTGTACCTGAGTTTATGGGGCAGATTTGGCAAGCGGTTGCCTTAGCCTCCTCTATGAATCTAGGGGTTGCTAGGAATATCAATGAAAAACATATGGCATACCTTAAGGAGCAGTTTGGGTTAGCATTACAAACTGCAACGTCTCTTACTTCTAATAAGATAAGCGGTAAAAGTATTGCTCCTGAAAATTCAGTTCTTTATACAATGTTGCAGAGAATTCGGTGGGGACTTCCTGAACAAGTAGAGAAGGAAATGTCAAACGATTATATTATGCGGGCGGTGATCCAACCTAAACTCGCAGAAGTAATGATGATGATGAATGGGAGAAGTGATTCTCAAATAGTTTCAAGACTCAGTTTAACTTTTGTTAATAACCAAGAATACTATACTGTTCCTTCCTGTATTTATAAAACTCTAAGGTTAACACAACTAGCAACAGGTGGAACCATTGAAAAAGAAGTACGGCAGAGAGATGATAATGATCCTAAAGGAAATGGTTGGGCTATAGAAGGCAACAGACTTTCTATTCGTCCTAATCCTACCACAGGAAAACTTACAGGTTACTCACTATGGTATATACCTAGTGGTGACTTCATGCCTCATTATGCAAAAGACGGTTCGTTAGCTGACGGAGAACTAGTACTCACATTGAGTGGGGGTAATTTATTCTCTAGACAATTAGGTACGATAGATAAAAGAGATAATGCTTATACAGGTGCAACACTTAGAGTGTTCCAAGAAGATGGTTCAATAGAAGAAAGAACTATTACCTCTCATGACGCAGGAGCAGGAACAGTTACAATTACAGAAGCATTTACAGGATTCTCAACAGGTGGACCGAATATTTGTGCGTATGAGATAGTTGCTCCTTGGATGGATACTGTTATGAGTGCAGTAGTAACTAGGTCTATAATGGAATTGATGACACTTAAGGGACAATTGCCAGAAACAGATATGGCGATCCTTGCGGAGTCTGCGAAGTCTGCGATTACTTCTGCGATGATGTCGGTTAGAGAAAAGAATGCTCAGGAAACTGTTCCGAATAAAGACTCTTGTCTTCATATGATTCTTGAGAAAACCAAAACTATTATTAGTGATATTGCGAAGGAACTCGATTACTCTGATGACTACATTTTTAGGCACGGTATCGTACCTGAGTATAGCAGGGTAATGTCTCGGATTCAAAACTCCTCGTCTGATTATGTAATAGAAAAGACAACAATCTCTCTAATCAAAGACCAACAATATTATATTCTCCCTGCGTGTATTGGAGAGATTATGAGAATCGTAACTATGTACGATGACGGTAGAATAAAGACTGAATTACTACCTCGAAATCAATATAGTACGAGGGGGCCCAACTGGTCACTTGAAGGTAATATGCTTTCTATTAGACCCTATCCTCAAATAGCAGAAGATATAGAAGTATGGTTCATTCCTACTACTGACGCAAAACCCCACTACGCAGAAGATGGTCTCTCCAACGGAACAAATACAGGGATTACCTTATCCACCGGGGGTTGGGCTTCTCAAATTTTGGGGGATATAGATAGAAGAACTCAAGCCTATGTAGGGTCTACGATTAGAGTTATAGAATCCAGTGGTGAGATAGAAGAAAGAAGAATAACTTCTCATGACTCAGCCGCATATACGGTTGGGGTAAATAAGACGTTTACAGCTTTTGATACACTTACAACTATTAGTTATGAAATTGTACCCGCTCATTTTGGTGCCGTAACAGAAGCAGTTGCACAGGGTGCAGCAATGAATCTACTTGTGAGTGCCCGAAGAGTTACTAAGGCACAACATGCTATGTTAATGATTAATTTTAAGTCTTCTATGAAAACCGCAATGGATCACTTTACATTTATGCAAAATCGTTCTCCTAAGAAATATGAAAAAGATACCGTAGACAATCAAAACAGGCACGGTGGCCTCTATGGGATTAGGTAGTGCAACACCGTCTGCTGGGCAACAATTAGCTAAATTTATTCGAGATTTAGGCATTAACCCTGTTTGGTCTGACAAGGAATTAAAGAAACACAAAGAAGGATTTATCGCCACTAATGAGTGGGGGGGATTTCCTATAGTTAGTGAGGGTATAGCAAGAGGGTTACAATTCCCTTCTCCTGGTACAAACCAAACTATAATGATGTCCCCTATAACCATGAATACTATGGGTTCATATTCCTCGGTAATTAATTTACCTAACGCTGAAGGGGTTCCTGGTGATATTGGTGTTACAGGCGATACTGGATTAACGGGTATAGATGGCCCCATAGGAACGATTGGTCCGGAAGGTGATAAGGGAGATGATGGTCCACAGGGTCCACCGGGAGATGATGGTCCACCGGGTCCACAGGGTCCACAGGGTATGCAAGGAATTCCGGGTGAACAAGGTGAACAAGGAGAAGAGGGTCCCGTTGGTGACCCGGGTCCACAGGGTACACAGGGTGAACAAGGAACAGATGGACCGCAAGGTGATCAAGGTCCACCTGGTCCACCGGG